TTATCAAGACCACCTACGGCTGAAATATTCTTTGAAGATGTTTTAATGGCATTAGTATTTTATGGAATGCCAATACTTGCGGAAAACAACAAACCTAGATTGTTGTACTATTTAAGAAGAAGAGGATATAGAGGTTTCTCTATGAATCGACCTGATAAAATATGGAACAAGTTATCTGTAGCAGAAAAAGAAATTGGTGGAATACCTAACTCTTCAGAAGACATAAAACAGGCACACGCGGCAGCAATTGAAATGTATATTCAAGATCATGTAGGTATGAAGCAGGATGGAACGTTTGGAGATCTATACTTCAATGATTTGTTAAACGATTGGAGTAGATTTGATATAACAAAAAGAACTAAGCATGATGCATCTATAAGTTCAGGTTTAGCAATTATGGCAAACAATAGACATTTATACGCGCCTAATGCTAAAATTGAAAAACCAAAATTAAACTTACATATTTCCAAGTATTCAAATAAAGGTAATATGTCAAAAATAATACAAAAATAAAATATGTCAAAATTTACTAATCATCATTTTCCTAGTCAAGTAGTTAGTGATACTGAGAAAGTTAGTTACGAGTATGGTTTAAAGATTGCAAAGGCTATTGAGGCTGAGTGGTTTGACGGAAGCACAAGTGTTAATCGATGGGAGACAAATACTAACAATTTTCACAGTCTAAGATTATATGCTAGGGGCGAGCAATCAACAAAAAAATATAAGGATGAGTTATCTATAAACGGTGATTTGTCCTATTTAAATTTAGACTGGAAGCCAGTTCCAATTATACCCAAGTTTGTTGATATACTTGTGAATGGAATGACGCAAAGAAATTATGATATAAAAGCTTATTCTCAAGATCCGTTTGGAGTTGCTAAGCGAACTGCGTATATGGATTCTATACTAAAAGATATGCGCAGCAAAGAACTTAATGATTATGCACAACAAGCTTTTGGCATTAATCTTTATAGTAATGACCCAGAAGAACTTCCAGAAACAGAAGAAGAGTTAAAGTTACACATGCAGTTAACATATAAACAAGGAATTGAATTAGCTGAAGAACAAGCTTTAAACACTTTGTTCGAGGGTAGTAATTACGATTTAATTAGAAGACGATATTATTATGATTTAGCTACTATAGGTATTGGTGCCGTTAAAACTTCCTTCAATACATCAGAAGGTGTGGTTATAGATTATGTAGATCCTGCTAATTTAGTTTACTCACATACTGATTCTCCTTATTTTGAAGATATATATTATGTTGGTGAGGTTAAAAGTATTCCTATAAATGAATTAGTAAAACAATTTCCATTTTTAGAAAACGAAGATCTTGAGGAAATACTAAAGACAAAACATTACAATAGAGATAATAATTACGCTAGAAAAACCAATACAGAGGACAATAACACTGTTCAAGTTTTATATTTTAATTATAAAACATACATGAATGAGGTTTATAAAGTAAAAGAAACTGGTAGTGGTGCGAATAAGATAATAGAAAAAGACGATACGTTTAATCCACCAGAAAGCAAAGAAGGTGATTATAGTAAATTATCCAGGTCTATAGAGTGTTTATATGATGGCGCTATGATACTTGGCACTAATAAACTACTAAAATGGGAGATGGCTAAAAACATGATGCGTCCTAAAAGTGATTATACTAAGGTTAAGATGAATTATTCTATTGTAGCTCCTAGAGTTTATGAGGGGCGTATAGAATCTCTTGTTAGTAGAATTACTGGTTTTGCTGATATGATACAGTTAACTCACTTAAAGCTACAACAAGTCTTGGCTAAAATGGTTCCTGATGGTGTTTATTTAGATGCGGACGGTTTGGCTGAAATTGATTTAGGTAACGGTACTAATTATAATCCACAAGAAGCTCTAAACATGTACTTCCAAACAGGTTCTGTTATAGGTAGAAGTTTTACTCAAGAAGGAGATCAAAATCCAGGTAAAATTCCTATTCAAGAAATATCTGGAGGTCAAGGCGCTGGAAATAAAATGCAAGCATTGATAGGTAATTACAATTACTATCTACAAATGATTAGAGATACGACCGGTTTAAATGAAGCTAGAGATGGAAGTGTTCCAGATAAATACTCTTTAGTAGGAGTTCAAAAACTAGCAGCAGCAAATTCAAATGTAGCTACAAGGCATATATTACAATCTGGGAAATAAGTAGTTTACATTTATATGACTTTGGTATATTTATAGAATTAGCACCAGATGAAGAAGAAAAGCAGTTGCTAGAAAATAACATCCAAATGGCTATACAACAACAGAGTATAGATCTTGAAGATGCTATTGATATTAGAGAGATTAAAAGTGTGAAGCTAGCTAATCAAGTGCTGAAGATTAGAAGAAAAAAGAAAATGGAGCGTGACCAACAAATGCAACAAGAAAATATAAAAGCTCAATCTCAAGCTAATACTGAACAGCAACAAGCAGCAGCGCAAAATGAAATACAAAAACAACAAGCATTAACCCAAGCTCAAATACAATTAGAGCAAGCTAAATCTCAAATGCAATCCCAAGCGTTAATGCAAGAAACAGAGTTCAAAAAACAATTGATGGAATTAGAGTTTCAGTATGACATGAAATTAAAGCAACTTGATGTTGATGTTGCTTCAGGAAAAGAAAAAGAAAAGGAAGATAGAAAAGACGAGAGAACTAGGATTCAAGCATCTCAACAAAGCGAGATGATAGATCAGAGAAACAATCAAAAACCACCTAAAAACTTTGAGTCAGCAAGTGATGATAATATGGGAGGTTTCGGATTGGGAATGTAAAAATTTATTAACTATTATTATATTATATTATGGCAGAAAAAAAAGAAGGGCCAGTTGTGGATAACGAAACTGGCTCGTTAAAAGTAAAAGAACAACAACCTACTAAGAACAAGACAAAAGGTGATGTTACAAAAGTAAAAGCAACAATGAAAAAACCAACTGAAGTAATTGAACAAACAGTTACTAAAGTTGATTTAAATAAAGACCCTAAACCAGCAGAAAATGAAACTAAAGAAGATAACACTAACGACAGCGGAGTGGTTACAGAGCTTAAAGATGCCGACACCGCACAAGAACAAGAAGAAGTACAACCGGAAGCCCAAACACAAGAAGCGCCAGTATTAGAAGAAATAACTGAAGATTCCGCTAAAGATGAGGTTACTAAAGTAGAGGAAAAAGCTGAAGAGGCTATTGCTGAAGCAGAGGTTACTGGAAAGCCCCTACCTGAAAACGTTCAGAAGTTAGTTGACTTTATAGAAGAGACTGGTGGTGATTTAAATGACTATGTGAAATTAAATCAAGATTATAGTGAATTAGACAATCAAGATTTATTACGTGAATATTATACACAGACAAAACCTCATTTAAACACAGAAGAAATTAACTTCCTTATGGAAGATCAATTCTCTTACGACGAAGATACAGATGACGAAAGAGAAATAAGAAGAAAAAAATTAGCGTTAAAAGAGCAAGTTGCCAACGCTAAAACTCAACTGGAAGAGAACAAATCCAAATACTATGAAGAAATTAAAGCTGGTTCGAAGCTCACAAGTGAGCAACAGAAAGCAATAGATTTCTTTAATAGATATGAAAAGGAAGAAGCACAAAATCAGAAAGAGAGCGAACAGAGAGTAAGTAAGTTTCAAGATGAAACAAAAAATGTTTTTAACGATAAATTCAAAGGTTTTGAATATAACGTCGGAGAAAAGAAATTTAGATATGCTGTTCAAGATGCTGATAAAGTAAAAGATACTCAAAGCGACATAAATAATTTCATCGGAAAGTTTCTAGATGAAAACAAAGTTATGAAAGACGCTAAAGGTTATCATAAATCTTTATTTACAGCAATGAATCCTGATGCTATTGCAAAACACTTTTACGAACAAGGTCAAGCTGATGCTATGAAAAGTAGTGTTGAGAAAGGGAAAAATATTGATATGGCTCCTAGACAAGCACACGGCGAAGTACAGGCTGGCGGATTGAAAGTTAAAGTTTTAGGCGATAATACTGCTGATTTCAAATTTAAAATTAAAAACAAATAACAAATTTAAAAATTTAAAATTATGGCAATTAC